TTTGTATTCCCTTGCCGGCACGCAGTCCAAAAAGGTGTTAAATTCTTCAACAGTCCACACGTTCGCTTCTTCTTTGTCTTCTGCCGTAAGTTTGAAGGGCTTTAAAATCACGGTAACGTCAGGTATACCGTACACCTTATCAGCAAAGTTAAATACGGCTTTTACGTAGCGTATACCGCGGTTTTTGGTGCGCGTGGCTAATTGTTCACCTTGTAATAATTCGCGCCATTTTAGCACGTCTGCGCGCGTCACACGATCAATAGGCGCATTATTCAAGCTGAAGTATTTAGCACACCATTGTAATTGCATATTTTTATTAGTTTCCGTCGCGTCAATCGAAGACAAGTACAGCCGGTGCATATTGCTAAAAGTAAATTCAGAAGACGCGGGCGCGTTAAGTAAGTACTGTGCTTCGTACTCTTTTGCTTCGCGTTTGGTTTTAAATCCGCGCTTCTTGTGTTCAGTCCTGGCACCTGTTATGGCGTCTTTTCCGACGATTCGTACAAAGTATGTACCGCGCTTTTCGTCTTTGTATATTGCCATAACTACCACCGTATCATGCGTGCTATATCAGACATAGTTATATTGAGAACGTCGCAGTATTTTTTCAACTGTGCCGCACTAATGCCGTTGCGCCCTGTTTCCCAGTAAAATACGGCTACGTGGCTAACGCCTAACGCGTCTGCAATGTAGTCTAAACTGTAATGTCTTCTTTCTCTTTCATCTTTCAGCGCCTGCCCTATTTGGACATTTAATTCATGATCGCTTAACATAATTGCCTTTACCTTCCTATAATCATGTTAACGTAGAGATAATAAAAAAACAAAATAAATGTTGCAAAAAACAAAAAGCCTGCGTTATAGTATTAACGTAACGTTAAAGTTACAGAAAGGGGGCACCGTGGTAAAAAGAAAGTACAGCATAAAGGCGTTAGCGGCTATGTGTGGTATGACAATACCGCAGTTAGCAGAAACAGCCGAAATCAAACCACAGCGGCTTTACGATATTTCAGCAGGGCGCAGAAAGATAAGCGGCGCGGAACTGCTTAGACTGGCTAAAATTGCTGAAGTAAAGCCCGAAGAAGTGCAGGCGTAAATTTTTTTACGCAAGATTTTAACTCACAGTTAAGGAAAGGAGAAAAGTGCAAAGAAAGAAGACGCGGGAAGAATTGTTAACAGCGCCATACCTGAGCAAAACCGATATAGCGACCCTGTACGGTGTGCCCTGGGCGGTAGCTGTAAGAGTGTTCACGCTAGCAAAGGAAGCAGACGCGGATGCGCTGGGCGATCGGATCGTATACCCGACTAAAGTACGCCTTACTTCTACGCTAGCAGTGCAGGGGCTTACATTAGCAACCCTGCAGAGACAAATAAAAGGCGGGCTGTAAGTTTGAAAGGAAACAGCACGCCAAAGAATAAGGGCAAACAAAAGTTTGCACCCTGATTATAGCAGAAAGGGAAAACATGGAAAAGTTAAGTAATTACGCATTGTATGCAATGTACGGCTATATGTTCGTACGTATGTTCTTGTTTGTTGTGGGGGTAGACCTGTAATGAAGCACGCAAATGTACAGGCGGTTAGCGTTGACGTTGCAAATCTGCTTATTAACGTCATTCACGAAAGAGACGGCTATATGTTCAAACAGGCGGCGGAAGCATACGCCAAAAACGGGCATATTCTTACCGGCTTAGATAGCTACGACATTACTAGCATGAAAGAGTACGAAGCAGAATACGGACTTCAGACGCTTATAGAAGCGTTAGAACTGTACGCAGAATGGTACGACGCACACGGCACACAGGAAGGCGCAGAAGATGACGGACACACAGCAGAAGGAACAGTATAACGTGTATATCAAACTGCAGTCTGCCCGCGTACGTTTGCAGGCTGCGGGGCTGAAGAAAACAGGAGAAAACACCTATTCACACTTTAAATACTTTCAGTTAGACGACTTCTTACCGACGGTAAATAAAATCTTTGAAGACCTTGGCTTGTGTTCAGTATTCAGCATTACAGGCGACACGGCTGTACTTACGATCGTAAACGCAGAAGATACAACGCAGGCGGTAACGTTTACCAGTCCTATAGCAGAAGCAGGCATTAAAGGCGCTAGCGCTATACAGCAGTTGGGCGGTATACACACTTATATGCGCCGTTACTTGTGGCTTATGGCAATGGAAATAACAGAAGCCGATACGGTGGACAGCCTGCCCGAAGAAAAGAAGACGCAGGGCACCGCGCTGGACATTATCCAGGCACCGGCAACAATGATAGACGAATTAAAGCGCCTGTACACTTCTGCCGAACTTGCGCAGATGATTAAACGGCGCGGCTGGAAGTCGCTAAACGACGTTACAAGCACCGTAGGTGCTGACTGGATCGCACACCGCACAGGAGTAAACAGCAACATTGAAACGTTCTAATATGCAAACAGAAAAGGTATGCTACCTGACAGGGAAAACGTACGACCTTGTACGGCACCATTGTTTGTACGGCACACACCAGAGACGGAAAGCCGAACAAGATGGCTTATGGGTGTGGTTAAACGCCTACGAGCACAGGTACATACACGACACGATAGAAGGGCGTGTACTTCTGCATGAACTGCAGAAAGAAGCCCAGAGAACTTACGAACGCGATCACACGCGCGAAGAATTTATAAAGAGGTACGGAAAGAGCTATTTATGACGAATAGAATCACACAGACCGAAAAGGTATTAGCATACCTGAAGGTACACGGAACTATTGACCGCGCACAGGCATTAAATGTATTACATATCTTCAATCTGCCAGAAGTGGTACGCAAACTGCGGGCGCAGGGCGTAGACGTTCAGACACTGCCAGTTAAGGGAAAGGTGGCAACATATTGCCGGTATGGCTTAAAAAAGTAACATGGCAGAAAGGCGTATGTTTGCAAAAACCATAGTACTGTCAGACGCCTTCTTGGATATGCCGTTATCGGCTAGGTGCTTATACTTCACGTTGGGTATGCTAGCCGATGACGACGGCTTTATAAACAGCCCGCGCAGTATCATGCGGCAGTGCGGGGCGTCTGATGACGATATGCGTATACTGTTAGCGCGTAAGTTTGTTATAGCGTTTGAATCGGGCGTAATAGTTATAAAGCACTGGCGTATTAACAACTATCTGCGTAACGATCGCTATAAAGAGACGGTTTACACAGAAGAGTACAAGCAACTAACTACCGAAAAGAACGGCGCTTATACGCTTGGTATACCCAGTAACGGTATACCCAGTATAGGTAAGGATAGTATAGGTAAGAATAGTATAGAGGATAGGGCACCAGTTGAAGCCGTACCACTTAACGACGGTACAGACTGGCTACCGACTCTAACCGAATACGAAGAATACAAACGCCTGTACGCTTCCGTAAACGTAGCAAATGAGTTTAAAAAGATTAGGGCTTGGTGTTTGTCTAACCCCGCTAAAAGAAAGACGAAAAACGGCGTTAAACGCTTCGTAAACGCATGGCTAGCACGTGAACAGGATAAGCCAAAACGTACCGACGTAATGCCCAGCTATATGGACACACCGACAGACGAAGAAAAGAAGCAATACACAGCTGAAGAACTAGAAAGGCTTATAAATGGATGACGTTATACCGACTTGGGTATATCCGTTACTCAAAAGGTACGGTAACGCCGTGCTGCCTGACTCTGTGATAAGTTACTACGGCAGTTGGTACACCGCCGAACTGCTAACCGATATCATGGGCGTACCTGTAGAAGTAAAAGCACATAAGTTGTACGACACAGACGAATACGGCAGGCGTAAAACGGCAATATGTTATATAGCATGGGTAATACGATCATGAACGAAAAACTTAGATATAAATTCAAAAACAGCGATAACGCGGCAAGGCGTGACGTTCTCACGTTCGAAGCGTATTTGAAAGGCGAAATTACGAAGGCACAGGCAATATACGAACTTGAAACACACAACGGGCAGTATATGACGCCTGAGCAATTCGACTACTACTTAGTAAACTTGGGGTACACATTATGATTAACTTGGTAATTTTAGAAGGCAGATTAACAAAAGACGTTGAGTTACAGAAGACTGGCACCGGCAGAAGCCTGGCACGCTTTACGATCGCGACCGACGAAGGCAAAGACAAGAACGGCGCAAAGATTAGCAACTTTCCCAACTGTGAAGCATGGGGGCAACCCGCAGAGTTTTTAGCCCAGTACGGACATAAAGGCGACTTAGTAAGCGTACAGGGGCGCGTACGTACAGGATCGTACGACGACAACGGTACAACGCGTTATTTCACGACAATTACAGCAGATAGGGTAAATCTATTAGGCAGTAAGAAAAACGCCGAGAATGAGCCGAAACAGGCTAATACGACAGAATACGACGAAGATAGCTTGCCATGGTAAACATGAACGTACTTATAGCGTGTGAAGAATCGCAGACCGTCTGTATAGAGTTTAGAAAGCGCGGACACAGGGCGTTTAGCTGCGATTTATCAGACTGCAGTGGCGGGCACCCAGAATGGCATATAAAAGACGACTGCTTAAAAGTCATTAACGGCAACTGTATGTTTGAAACGGTTGACACACACACACACACAGCGCGGACAGTGGGATTTAATAATTGCGCACCCGCCTTGTACGTACTTGTCTAACGCTGGCGCCGCTAGGTTGTACAAAATAGTAGACGGTCAGACGTATATAAATCGGAAACGGTTTGAAAAGGGAATGAACGCGCGAGACTTCTTTATGAAGATATATAACGCGGAATGCGATCATATAGCGATCGAAAATCCGACGCCGTCGGCGGTGTATCGTCTGCCAGAATGCACGCAGGCTATACAACCGTACGAATATGGCGACCCGTACACAAAACGTACGTGTTTATGGCTTAAGGGCTTACCGATGTTAAGACCAACAAAAATAGTAAAGCCGGTATGTTCGTGGGTAAGTGGCGGCAGTAAAAGAGCAGACGGCACGCCAAGAACAAACAAAGGTATGCCGTACCGCGACAGCAAACGAAGAAGTAAAACATTTAAAGGTATAGCCGAAGCAATGGCAGACCAGTGGGAAGTATTACAGCCAGCACAGTTAAGTTTATTTTAAAGAACGAGAAAGAAGGCAAAGGACATGGAAATAGAAATCAAAGGCACACAGTTGGTGGCGCCTGAAGAAGTATACGAACTGATAGAAGAACAGCGGAAATTAGAAGTACTCATAAAGCAGAATGAAGCACGCTTAAACGAATTTAAAGAAGCATTAATGGCGGCAATGGAAGAACACGGTATTAAGAAGTGGGAAAACGACGCGCTTACAGTAACGTATGTGCCTGCTACGCTTCGTACGACCGTAGATACGGCGAAAATGAAGGCGGAAGGTATTTACGATCAGTACACAAAAGAAAGCGCCGTAAAGGCTTCTATACGCCTTAAATTCAAAGAGAAAAGCGACGACTTACCGTACTAGATGGACAGCAAAAAAATACTGTTGTATATGATTCTGTTCATGTTAGGGATGATATACGGAACTATCAGAAAGGGGTAAATATGGCACGTAGTTTTTACGAATTAAACAAAACATATCTGTTATCACGTATCAGTGCGGAACAGATGAAAGAAGCAAACCACAGGAAAGCGGGCAGACTTCTGGACGCAAAGAAATGCGCGCAGATGATCGAATATTTAGAGCGCGAAGTTAAAGCGCTAGACGACAAGTACAGCAGCGTGGAAGTTAGAGACATTGCAGAATGACGACAGACGAAAAGCTGAAAGAGCTAGACCGAATCAATAAAGAGTTGTTACGGATCGTGTTAGAGCAGTCCAGGTACATAAGAGCAATGGAAGAAGCGCAGAAGGTAAAGCGCGTTAATTATGAAACAGATTGAATACATAGTAAAGTGTACGTACGACGATAAGAAAGTATTTTCTAAAGCCTATCACGGCGAACTAATCCGCTGTAAAGACTGTTACTACTTCTATGAAGATATCAGGCGCGAAGGCGCGCGCGGTATTGGTGAAATGGTATGCGCTGTAACTGGATTGCAAGTATGTAGTACAGATTATTGCAGTAAAGGAAGGCGTGACATGAACTTGCAACCAACTTGCAACCAACTTGCAACCAAGCAGAAAGGAAAGAAGAATGAGCAAATTAGAAGCAGATCAGATTGCTGAAGTGGTGTTTGCACTTGTCGGTGATATTGAAGCGCACGGAGAAACCCACATCGATAAAGAGAACCGAGATAATCAAGAAATTCTTACAAAGGTTGTTGACACTCTTGTGTGGTCACTCATTCAAAACGCTAAGTATGCAAAACGGCATGAGTATTCTATGAAGGTTATTGGTGAAGACGCTATAGAGTTCCTTGGATACCTTGTCGAAGAATATGACCTGAATGACTATGTGAGGAAAGAAGAATGAGACTGATTGATGCTGAAACACTTATAAAAATAGGAGCGATAATGGCAACTGTTGCATTTGCTGTCTTACTGGTTGGGTTTCTTCTGTTTGTAATCGGAAGTTGTATTGAGAATTTATGACTAGACTGATTGATGCAGATGAAGTGTTGAAAACCATATGCGCAACAACACTGGTGAAGTGGCAAAAGGCGATTATATGGGCATTGGTTGACATACAAAAAACGGTTGATGCCGTGCCTGTGATCAGATGCAAAGACTGCAAATGGAATAGTAGCAATAATAATTGGGTTGACTGCATGATATCAGAAATGTATGGAAGGAACGCATCAGATAATTATTGCAGTAGGGCAGAAAGGCGAAAGGATGACAGAAGACAAGATAACACTGTTTAAGTTGGACCTGCGAACACTGCCGATACTTCAACGCAAGCGCGAACAGATACAGCAGAAGTACGACGAAGTAGTATATATGTTGGAAGGCGTCAAAGGTGTAGACACAGCAAAGGAACCGACGCACACGGCACACGATATACGGCTATTGCTGATAGAACGCAAAGACGCATACGAAGCACAGTTATGTAAACTATCCGAACGTATAGACGACATTTACAGGAAGTTAAACAAATTCAGTAAACCTATGCAGCGAATCTTATTAGCAGTATATTGTGATCGCGTGCCAGTAACAAAGGTAGCAGAAAAGTACGGATATTCTGAAAGCACGCTACGAAGATTGATAAACAAGCACATAACTGCAAAGATTGACAGCCACGACGCATAATTATGTGATTTAGTGGTAGTAGGAAATAAAGGGCACTAACGTGCCTTTTATTTGTGCCTGCTCAGACATATTGCCTTTACTCACTTTCTTTCAACAGTCCTTTCTAAAGTTGTCATGGTATACCTCCGTGGGCAGGCATTAAAGGAAAACACACAATGAAAATTGTTAACGATATAGAAGAACTGAAAGCATTATCAGAGAAGTACACAAGCCCTTGCGCAAAGTGTGACACAACAGAAGGGTGCCCAGCGCCGGTAAACTGCAAAGTATATAACGACTGGAAGAATAAACTACATGAAGAAATGGGCAGAAGCGTTTTACAGCACAACGAACTGGCAAAACCTACGGGAGACGATCAAGAAAAGAGATAACTACTTATGCCAGGACTGCTTACAGCGCGGCGTTATAAGACCGGCAGAAGAAGTACACCACATTATCGAACTAACGCCGAACAACATAAACGACGCAAGTATTACGCTAAACCCTGACAACCTAGTAAGTTTATGCAGAGAATGCCACAGACAGCGACATACAGGCAAGCGGTGGCGCATAGGTAAAGACGGCAACTTGATTTTTTAAAAATATTTTTATTTTTGAACAAATCACGAAGAAATTACAAAAATCTGTAATTAAATTAACGCCCCACGGTCTGAACGTTGAACAGGCATCACCACACCGATGATGCCTACAACGGAATTGCTCTCTTTTGGACAGAATGAACAGGAAACAGCCCGAAAAAACCGAAGATGAAAGATTATATTTTAGAATATTATCAGCAAATCAGAGACGGACGGCAGACCGTTGGCAAATGGGTGCAATTAACCTATGAGTATGTTGTAAACGGACTGCAGGCGGGCTTATTCTTCTACGATCAAAAGAAAGCTAATAAAGTTATTAAGTTTATCGAAGGCAACGTACACCATACAGAGGGAATGCTAGCGCCGGCAAAAATAAAACTGGAGTTATGGCAGAAGGCTATGTACTCATGTATGTATGGGATAGTAGACAAAGACGGCAACAGGCAGTTTAGAGAAGTTGTTTGTGTGCTATCGCGTAAACAGGGCAAAAGTAAAATGGCGGTAGCCGTTGCCGAAAACGGTATATATAACGACGACGAATACGGCGCCCGCGTGTTTTGCGTGGCACCAAAGTTAGACCAGGCGGACATTGTTTACAATGACTTTTGGGCAAGCGTGCAACTTGAACCGGACTTACTGAAGGAGACGAAGCACCGCAAAACAGATACGTTTGTAGCGTCTTCTAATTCGTCGGTTAAGAAGATTGCTTTTAACGCTAAAAAGTCTGATGGTTTTAACCCTAGTGTTGTTATCTGTGACGAGTTTTCTTCTTGGCAAGGTGACGCAGGCTTAAAGCAATATGAAGTTATGAAATCAGCTGTAGGCGCCAGACGTCAACCGCTTATTTTTTCTATCAGTACGGCGGGTTATGTTAACGATGGAATTTACGACGAACTAATTAAACGCTGTACGCGTTTTTTATTAGGGGAAAGTAAAGAACGGCGTTTACTTCCGTTCCTGTACATGATTGACGACCCGAACAAGTGGAACGACATAAACGAGCTGAAAAAGTCTAATCCTAATTTAGGCGTCAGCGTTTCCGTTGACTACCTTTTAGAAGAAATCGCGATCGCTGAAGGAAGTTTATCTAAACAAGCCGAATTTAAAACTAAATACTGCTGTATCAAACAAAATTCTTCTACTGCCTGGCTTGACTCACAGACCGTACAGAAGTGCGCAGGCGATCATTTAGACCTTGAACAGTTTAGGGGTTGCTACTGCGTGGGCGGTATAGACCTTTCACGTACGACAGACTTAACAGCGTGCTGCGTGGTTATTGAAAAAGAAGGGCAGTTGTATGTTATTGCAAAATTCTTCTTACCTTCGGAAAAGATAGACGAAGCAACAGCGCGCGACGGTGTGCCGTATAACATTTACGTACAGCGTGGACTTTTACAGCCCAGCGGTGAAAACTTCGTTGATTATGCAGACTGTTACACATGGTTTAAATCACTTGTAGAACAGTACGAAATACTGCCGTTAAAAGTAGGCTACGACCGATACAGCGCCCAGTATCTTGTACAAGACATGAAGGCGTACGGCTTCCATATGGACGACGTTTTTCAGGGTGAAAACTTAAGCCCTGTAATTGACGAACTGGAAGGCTTAATGAAAGACGGCAAAGTACATATAGGCGACAACGACTTATTAAAAATACATATGTTAGACAGCGCGTTAAAGCGTAATGCAGAGACGCAAAGAAAACGACTTATTAAAGTTACGCACAGTGCGCACATTGACGGTATGGCGGCACTGCTTGACGCTATGACCGTGCGCCAAAAATGGTACGGCGACGTGGGCGAACAGTTACAGAATAAGGGGTAAAAATATGGGCTTATTTGATTTTATTTTTAAAAAAGATAATGTAGACCGTGCCCACGAAAATAACGGCTATTTTCGCACGTTAACGGCGTATAGACCGCATTTTTCAACATGGAACGGCGAACTATACGAAAGCGATCTAGTGCGCGCGGCGATCGATGCCAGGGCGCGCAACATTGCTAAATTGAAAGTTGAAGTTTTGGGCAGTGCTAAACCAGAGTTAAGCACGATTTTAAAGAAACAGCCTAACGACTTTATGACGTGGTACCAGTTCATGTACCGCGTATCAACGATTCTTGATATGCACAACACTGCCGTAATTGTGCCGGTATATGACAGGTATATGACAGTAGTTGGCTATTATCCTGTATTACCCGATAGGTGCGAACTTGTAGACGTAAACGGCACGCCGTGGCTGCGTTACAAATTCCTTCACGGTGATTATGCGGCGGATGAATTAAGCGCCTGCGCAGTGCTTACAAAATTTCAGTATAAAAGCGACTTCTTCGGGGAAAGTAACAACGCGCTAGACAGTACGTTAAAACTTATACACTTGGAAAACGAAGGCGTTACAGAAGCAGTAAAGAACGGCGCAACTTACAGGTTTATGGCTAGGGTTAACAACTTCTCTAATACCGCGGACCTGAAGAAGGAAAGAGAACGTTTTAACGATCTTAACTTTAAAGAAGACGGCGGCGGGCTTTTGTTGTTTCCGAATACCTACGCAGATATCAGACAGATAGACAGTAAGGCGTACACCATTAGCGAAGCCGAACAGAATGCTATTAGAACGAACGTATACAACTACTTTGCTGTTAATGACGATATTTTGCAGAGTAAGGCATACGGCGACAGCTGGGCGGCGTTCTATGAAAGTGCTATAGAACCGTTTGCGATCCAGTTCAGCGAAACAATGACGAAGGCATTATATACGCCTAATGAACGCGCTCACGGCGCGCAGATTATGGCTACCGCTAACCGCCTGCAGTATTTAAGCACTGCAGAAAAGTTAAACGTTTCTTCACAGATGGCAGACCGTGGCATTATGAACCGCGACGAAATCCGCGAGATATGGAACTTGCCGGCATTGCCTAACGGCGCAGGGCAGGCGTACACGATACGCGGCGAATACTACTTAATGAACGAAGACGGAACCGAGGTTAAACAATGATTAGAGACAATAGGGAATATAGGAACCTGGGCTCACTTGAAGCACGACAGGAAGAAGACAACTATATCGTAGAAGGCTACGCAAGTACGTTTGACGCGTACCCGCTTTTTGAAGACGAAGGCATTACATATTACGAACGTATCGAACCGACGGCTTTTAATTTTGCCGATATGTCAGACGTGGTATTCTTACGCGATCACGAAGGCAGAGTATTAGCTCGCACTAAGAACGACAGCGTACAGTTAAGCATTGACGACCACGGCTTAAAAGTACGCGCTAATCTTGGGCTTACAGGCGCGTCTAAAGAAATGTACGAAGATATCAGCGTCGGCAATTATACGCAGATGTCTTTTGCTTTTACGATCGAAGA